GTGCTCGGTGACGGAGTCTTCAAGGTAGTCGATCGAGAAGAGAAGGACAAGGGCCTCGTCAGCTACCTGATGAAGCATCGACACGGAACTCCGTTCGAGCACAACTCAATGACCTTCTTCGTGAAGGCTCCGATCTTCGTATTCAGAGAGTTCCATCGACACCGTGTCGGCTTCTCGTACAACGAGATGAGCGGACGCTACTCTGAACTGCACCCTGAGTTCTACATCCCAGCAGCTGGACGCGGATGGGTTCAGGAAGGAACATCGGCGCGACCGAAACTGGTTGTCGGAGATCTTGAGACCCACAAGATGATCGTACAGAGCATGAAGCGATCGTACGAGACTTCTTGGCGTGAGTACCAAAACATGCTCGCTTGGGGTGTAGCCAAAGAGGTTGCTCGCGACGTACTTCCTGTAGGCATCTACAGTCAGATGTACGTTACGTGCAATGCGCGGTCGCTGATGGCCTTCTTGAGTCTACGTACACAATACGAAGACAGTACGTTCCCTTCGTATCCACTGTACGAGATCGTTCAAGTTGCCAACCAGATGGAAAGGTTCGCTGAGAAACTCTTTCCCTGGACCATGGAAGCGTTCAACAACAATGGAAGGGTTGCACCGTGAACGAATGGACCGATCAAGACGTCTTTGGTGGTATCCATCAGGCACCTCGATCCGGTGTTGAATGGGGCCCTCGGTATCACGCAGAGCAGTTGCTTTCCTCGATGGAAACGTGGTCGAGCACGCCAGAAGACCACAGGGCCGAGACTCCCTTGAGGTTCGTGAACATGCTCCGTCAGATGACGACGCGTGACTCGGAGTTCAAGTTCACTACCTTCGACACTGATGGTCCGAGCGAGATGATCACTCTGGGACCAATTCCGTTCTACACTCTGTGCGCACATCACGTTGTTCCGTTCTTCGGCAAGGCTTGGATCGGCTACGTACCTGACAAGAAGATCGTCGGCCTCTCGAAGATCCCGCGCACTGTGAAGTACTTGGCGAAGGGCTTCTGGGTGCAGGAGACTCTCACGACCGAGATCGCTGACTATCTCGAGGGTAAGCTCGACCCCTTGGGAGTGGCTGTGGTGCTCGAAGCGGAACACATGTGCATGGCGATGCGTGGCGTAGAGGTTGCCAACGTGATGACGAGGACGTCCGCTATGCGAGGTGTCTTCGCTGATCACGATCGTACTGCCAAGGCGGAGTTCATGGAAGGCATCCGCAAATGAATGCAGTAGGAATTCCAACAGGAGACGAGACACCCAGGCCATCCAATCCGGTCGCACGCGTTGTAAGTGTTGGCATGTATGGAGATGACACCGTTCCAAGGTGGCGAACCATCTACCTGTGGTGCCCTGCATGTGATCACCTGAAGGGGATTCCGATCCCTGGTGAGGATGGTGCACTGCCTCCGAACGGTCCTCACTGGGACTGGGATGGAAACCTCGAAGCTCCTACACTGAGTCCGTCGATTCTGCAACATGAATCGGGCAGTATGCCTCAGTGTCATTCATTCCTCCGAAACGGTCGCTGGGAGTTCCTTGGTGACTGTACACATAAGCTTGCGGGACAAACTGTTGACATGGTTCCGCTGCCTGATTGGGTTGTAAGGGAGAAGTAATGCCACCTCAGAGAGTACCTAGTAACACGGGGATGCTGGCTATTCAGTGTGTCGAGGACAGCGAGCGTTGGTTCGGTGATCAGGCAGTCACTAAGGGTTGGCCTGCCATGATGCATCACACAGTTGCAATGGCTGGTGAAGTGGGAGAGTTTGCCAACCTCATCAAGAAGATCGACCGAGGCTCTCTCAACCTTGGCGATGCTGTAGTTCGCAAAGACCTGGCCTTCGAGTTGACGGACATCTACATCTACGTTCTGAACCTCGCAGGCATCATGGGTGTCGACCTGGAAGAGCTGTACAAGATGAAGCGTGCTGAGAACGATCAGCGCTTCATGGTTCAGCGCAGGCTTCGAGAAGCACGAACGAAGGCGGAAAAGAATGGCGGAGCAGCAGCCCACTCCTGAGCCAGACATGGCCCAGCTGTTCGATGAACTGAGCGAGAAGTTCTTCGCGCTGCGTCAGACACGGATGGCGCAGCAGAAGGACCCGTTCGGTTTTCTCAGTGACGACGTGATCATGGCAATGATGGAGACACTCGCCGACATTGCCAACATGTGCGACATGCAGTTTGTCAAGCTTGCACTGCTACAGAGTTCACTGAGCGAGGACCTGAAGGAGAAGGGGGTTGAGGATGGACAAGTCAACGTCGGACTCGGAGCATTTCAAAGCTCAAGCGCCCACTGGAAGGCCAACAAGTCATGATTGGATGGATCCGAAAGTACAAGCAGCCACTAGCCCTGGCGCTGATCGTAGTAGCGATCATCTGGCAATTGTACACTCTAGCAAAAATCTGACACCTGAAAACAGACTGAGGGCGATAGAGGATATGAGTACAGGAGACGAGTTCCAGAACAAGTTGGAAGACGATCTGTACGAGAAGAAGGTAGAGTCTACTGACGACAAGTTCGGAGACTTGCTTGGCAAGATCTGTCTGACTGCATTGGCGATCACCTTTGTCTTCGCCTGTATCGTAGGTTGTATCGCTTTGGCAAAGGCGGTGTTCTGATGAAGTCGGTTGTGTACAAGTACCAGCTCCCTCTCGAAGATGGTGACAAGCACACCATCAAGATGCCGTGTCAGGCTACGGTCCTTCATGTAGGCGTCCAAGGTAAGATCATTTGCCTTTGGGCAAAGATCCCAGCCAAGCTTGACTTGGAGTTCGAAGATCGTCACTTTCAGATCGTTGGTACTGGAATCCAGTTCGAGGACAACTTCACTACGAACCATGTCGGCACTGTTCAGATGGTCATTGATAACGAAGCTCAGCACGAATTCGTTTGGCACATCTTCGAACAGGAAGGCTTCTGATGCAGCTTGCTGAGATCCTCAAGACGCTTGACATTGATCTAGAACTCGATGATGGTGCCATCGTTACTGATGCCATTGTTGCCGTGAAGGTTCAGCGTCTCGATGGCAAGACAACTGTAGCACATGCAATGACCGAAGGCACTGACTGGATCACTGCTGTAGGGCTTTCGGAGGTTCAGAGGGAAATGGTAACCCAGAACATGAGGGACTACGAAGGAGACAACGAGTGAAGCTTGCACTGATTCCACCACTCAGCTGGTTGTCCACCTCAACAGTGACCAACTACCAGCTGATGCTTCCCCATCTGCTTGAGGACCAGAGGTACGCCGATCACTACCGCGCTCTCGCAAAGCGTAGCGATCAGTACGTCATCCTGGACAATGGCGAAGCTGAGGGCAAGAACCACTACAGTCACGCACAGCTTGTTGGTATGGCGATCTTCTGTCAGGTAGACGAAGTTGTCATTCCGGACATCATGCGTGATCAGGTAGAGACGCTCAACCGTATGGGTCAGTTCTTCAAGGACGTTAGCGGCGACATGCTGCGCAACGATGCCTTCAATGGTAATGACGTGCACAAGCTTAAGTTCATGGGTGTTGCCCAAGGAACAAATTATCAGGAGGTCTACAACTGCATCCAGATGATGATGGAGCTTTACGGGAAGCGGCTTCACACCATCGCACTGCCTCGACACCTGCTAGAGACTACTGGTGACAATACGATTAGGCTCTCGCTCGCAGAGGACCTTGCAGCTGACTACAACGCCGAGAACGGTAAGGCGATTCGAATCCATTGCCTCGGTGCTTCTCCGAAGTGGCCAATGGAAATGCTCGAGCTGGCTAAGCAGGGCATCGTCGATGGTATGGACACTTCGATGCCGTACAACTGGGCCTACAACGACATGTACCTGAACGACTCTATGGCATTGAACGCTAGGCATGAAGTCAAGCGTCCTCCTCGGTACTTCAGTAGGCCTGCTCGCAATTTCAACGCTGACGCTCTGCACTACAACATCGGACTCTGCAGAAGGTGGGCGAACGGTGACGACCGAGTCAGCCGATGAAATTCCGTTCGCACTGCGAAAGCATCCTTTCGCTGAATGCGAGCGTTGTCCCATTCGGGAAGTAGGACGCTTCGTACCTAGCCAAGCTCCAGTTAGTGGGCAGGCTAAGATTGCCTTCGTCGGCGAAGCGCCTGGTAGGATGGAAGCTCGTGAGGGTAGGCCCTTCACAGGCCCGTCTGGCAAGCTCTTGAACGTTGTAATGAACCATCATGGGATCAAGCGTAATGAATCGTTCCTATCCAATGCGTGCGCGTGTCGTCCGAAAGACAATGCAACTCCTCCGCCTGCAGCCATCGTGGCGTGTCGGCCCAGACTCCTACGGGAACTTGAAGCAGCTGGTGTTGATACGGTGGTGGCACTTGGAAACACCGCTGCCCAGTCGCTTCTTAGTAAGACTGGAATCACTAAACTCCGAGTTGGGCCCCCAAAGAGTAGTCAGTATCTACCTGGAGTTCGGATCATCCCGACGATCCATCCTGCAGCGGCTTTGCGCCAAGGTGATAACTTTCCTTTTATCGTCACTGACGTCGGAAAGGTCGTAACATCCAATGAGCTATGGGTTGAGCCTAAGTACTACGTCGCTGAGACTGTGGATAATGCCCTCAGAGTCATTAGCGAACTGGAAGAGCGAGAAGGCCCTCTTGTCGTCGACATTGAAGTTGACATTGAAAAGGACACTTCTCACGACCACCCAAATCACTATGGTATGCTCTGCGTTGGAATCGCTTACGCACGGGACCGCGCGGTTGTACTGTCTGAGGGTGTCATGGCCTCGGAGGAGGTTCGAGCTAAGCTTGGAAGGCTACTCCGAAGGAAGCTTCTTATTGGACAAAATCTCAAGTTCGATTTGGCCGGACTTTATCCCATCCTTGGTCCACTTAAAGGATGGTTTGATACGATGCTCGCCAGCTACTGCTTCGACGAGCGGCCAGGTATCCACTCCCTCGACTTCCAAGGACTCGAGTACCTCGGCACGCCAGACTGGAAACATGTCCTCGACAAGTACAACCCCAAGAAGCTCGGATACGGAGTGATCCCTCGACCCGTCCTCTACAAGTACAACGCCTACGACGTCTGCGTCACCTACCAGCTCTGGGAGTACTACGAGCGAAAGTTCGTAGAGGACGAGGCGAACGGTCCTACACAGCAGATTCCAGGAATCGAATACAGGCCGCTCCGTTACCTTCATGACAAGATGATGGAATGGTCTAACGAGCTCATGTACCTGGAGCTTAACGGAATCGCTGTAGACAAGGAACACCTTAACAGGCTCGAAACTAAGTACTTGAAAGACCTTGCACATGTTCGGGATGAGATCAAAGAGATCATCGGCTACCCGATCAACCCGAACAGTCCTATGCAGGTACAGAAGTACTGGAAGTCGCACAACGTCAACTCGGCGTCCACCAACAAGGAGTCGTGCGACTTCATCCTCGAGAATACCAATCCTGACAACATGAAGAGGGTCATTCTCGACAGTGAAGAGGGCACCACGGAGGTGTATCATTTCACATCAAAGCTTCTTGAGCATCGTGCACTCGCAAAACAGTACGGGACTTACGTCAAGGGTATTCGTAAGCGTCTCTACGGGGGCCGAGTGTATAGTTCCTACCGTCTGCATGGAACTACAACAGGACGTCTCGCCAGTCGTAACCCTAACATGCAGAACATCCCAAGACTCACGTTCCTTCGAGATCTCTTCGTCCCCGCTTCGGCCGAACGTGTCTTTGTACAAGCCGACTATGCTCAAGCTGAATTGCGGGTGCTCAGCTTTTATGCAAGAGATACGTACTTCAGAGACATCTTTGCTGGAGGAGATCGTGACCTCTTT